GTATCATCGGAGATAGCGAAGCCGTCTGCGTCATAGGCGTTGTAGCGCGGCCATGCTAGCGGCTGCGACCGGCCATTGCGGCGATACCCACCCCATCGGCCATCAAACTCAGCGTCAATCCATCCGGTCGCCCGGCGCGCTGCGGTTTCCTTGTCGCCATTGGTCGCCGCACCCCAAGCCGCATTGCCACGCGCCACGTGATAAGCATCAAGCGCCGCAATATCAGCATAGCTGTCAGCATTGGATGCGCCGGGGGTGACAACCAGAGCCATGATCAGTCAGACCAACCGCAGAAAGTCGCGGTCGTGTTGGTCGCCTTGATACGGCGAATGCGGCCTGGCAGGATTTGCCCGGCCAAGACCGTGATGATTTGCGCCGTGTCGGCATCGTCATTGCGATACCCCAGCACAGCGGCATCGCCAGCCGTTTTAGCGACGATGTACTTAAAGTATTCGCCAGACGTGGGATGCGTGACATCAACCGTATCGCTCGGCGTGATTGGATAGACAGCCTGCCCGTAGGTATCGAGCGAGGAAGTCCGTGCGCCTTGCGGCATTTTCGTTTCAGTGAATGGCATGGCACCCTCGCAAGGATTGGTATTGGGGGCAGTTTCCCGCCCCCAAGGTTACTGGATCAGCCGAGAAGCGTGGCGATGTGTGCGCCGTTCGGCGCAGCGCAGCCCCAAGCAAGGCCGATTTCAAACTTGACCTGACGATATTGCCGATAGAGCGACACTTCGAAGGTCAGGCCCGAAATCGGGTCGGTGATATACATGCGGTCATCCGCACTGTCGCCGCCGTCCGGAACCGCAGGAGCGCGGGTTGCCAGAACAAGCGAGCCACGGTTGAACGCGAAGTTGCCGGTGTAGTTGTTGCCGATGGTGATGGCATTGTTATCAGGTGCCGTCACCAAGAGGCCGGGCTTGCCAACAACGATGTCACCAGAAGTCGCCACCAGACCGGTGTTCACCACATACTTATTCGTGGTGTCAGCCGTGTAGGTGATGATGTCGCCCGCCAGAATACCGGTCGTGTTGACCGTGATCGTGTCAAGCGTCAGGGTGGTTTCGCCAACAACTTCGCCCGAGGCGTTGTTGATCAGCGCGCCCGTTGCGGCACCTTTGGTGTGCAGCGAGATACCAGCCGAGTTTCGCATGGAGAAGCCCAAGACGCCCTCCGGGATGATACCGTCGCGCAACATCACAGCGGTGCCAGCTTCGTTCACCTTCAAGAGCATGTTCTGCTTGCCGCGAAGGTTGAGCCAGGTTGCCGAGTTGCCGACGAATTGCAGGTCAGACAGCGGCGCTCCGTTGTCCTCAAGGATCTTGCGAACGCCTGCAAGGTCAGTCAGGTCGCCGTTGGTGCCGAATGGCGTGGTGCCTGCGGTGCCATAGGCGCGCGATGCATTGGTCTTGGCGCAAGCGGCGAGATCAACCTCGATTGCGTTCACCAGCTTGCGCATGCCGTCCGCAAACTGATCCGCCAGCACCTTGTTATAGGTGCCGGTCGTGCCCATTGCCCTCTGCTCTTCGCCGTTCCATCGGATCGGCGCGACCTTCGACTTCGAAATGGTCACATCGGTATAGCCGACGGTCGTATCGCCGGACGATGCCGGGTTAGCGCCGGGCGTCACATCTTCCAGCGCGCCGGAGCTGCCGATGGGCGAGCGGACGGTCTGGTTCAGTGCAGCGCGTTCGGCGTTGCTGTCGCGGCTGACAGCGGGAATGAAACCCACCATCTCGCGCGAGACGATGTTCATTGCTTCGTAAAGCGTCGGGATGTTCCCGGTCAAAGTGTTGGCCATGATCGGCCTCCTTTCATGTCAGATTGTTTGAAGGGGCCATCGGCCTTCGCTCCCCATCGGGTCGCGGTCAGTCCACCACTTGCATTTTGTCCACGGTCACAGACTTGTGCTGTTCCTCCGGGGACATTTTCGAAAAGTCGGCGCGCGTGATGGTCTTAGCGCCGGGCCTTACTCCGTTTCCGGGAGCGCCTGGGCCGGTCGGCTTGGCGAGATACGCCTTACCCTTGCTGCCAGCCCAGTCTTTGACGTATTGCCCGATGGCAATTTCGCCCAAATCAGTTTCCACGACAGCGCGACGAGCGCCCTTGTCGTCTTGCAGAACCTTCACCTGACCGCGAAGCGATGCCATCGCGCCATCGAGAAGGTCCGGGTTCACGCCGCTTTCCAGCATGGCATCTTTCAGCCCGCCATCCACCAGCATCCGCGAAATGTAGCCATCACTTTCGGTCAGCTTTCCGGTCAGGCCGGAGAGTTCCGTATCGTGAGACTTTTTCAGCGCCGCGATTTGGTTGGCGTGTTGCGTTTTCAGCGTCTCAAGCGCCTCGTCCGGCTTTTGCGGCTTGCCAGATTTGAGGCTCGTCCATTCATCGGCGTTGAAGTCTTCGGGAATGTCTTTGTACTTCGCCTGCAACTCATCAAGTTGCGCCTTGTACCGGTCCCGCGTCGCCTTGTTGGTGTTGTTTGCGGTGATAACGCCGCGTACCTTGGGGTGATCGTCGATGCCTTCGAGGTCCAGAACGAATTTTCCGTCCTGCTCAACGTAAAGCGCCTTCACATCCGCCGGGATATCATCCGCAGCGGCAAACGTTGCCTTGATGCCCATCGGGCTATCCTTTCAGTAAGTGCCCCGCATCACGGGGCTGGGTTTGGCAGCGTGATTGCCGCCAATTTCTCCGCTGAGGTGATCTGGTCCTGATCAATCAGCTTCAATTCATCGTCCGAGGTACGGTCATCCGGCACGACCCCGCCAAGCTTGAGCCGGTCGAATGTGGTGCGCCACGAATAGGCCCCAGCCTGCCATCCACGAACAATCGCGTCGATTTCCTGCGCAGTCAGCGACTTGTCGAAGAAATCCAGATTCGGCGTCACAACACACTTTTCCGGATCGTCGCCGACCCATGATGCGAGGTTGCGCAGCGCCTTTTCCAAGCCCGCCGCCGTGTTCATGGCGATGGTTTTCAGCGTCGCTGTTTGGCTTCCGAGGCGAAGCTTGAGGGCGTCGCCGCTTTCCGCAGTCTTTGCATCGGATAGTAGCTGTGCGCCAAAAGTACGCGCCCGATTCAGGCTGTCGTTGATTGCTGACTTCTGCGCCTCAAGCCCCGGTCCGCTGAATTCTAGATACTTTGCATCACCGTCTTTAGGCAGAATCCATAGCTTGCCTGCACCAATGGTTGTGGGGGCCGTCCCATTTTTCACAGCTGATGCCGGATCATCAAATCCAATCGCCACGGGCGTCGGCTCCGAGGTCATATGCAGCGCGAACGTGTAGTCTGCATCAAGCCGGTAAACTCGGACCGCGATCTTGGCGAGGCCATAAAGCGGCACATCGTCAGGCTCGGTCGTCAGGTCATTCGTGTCGATGAACACGAACGGGACACCAACCGCAGACCGCTTTGGCGTTGCCGCCTCGATAGCCTCAGCGCTCACCCAAGAGCCACTTTCGTTTTTCACCCACTCGCGCGCAGCATATGTCCCGCTTTCCGAGACATAGCATTCGCGGTACTTCTCGACCTTGGCCCATTTGTTGGTTGTCGGGTCGCGCACGTCCTGTGTCTCGCATAGGACCACATAATTCGGCCCGTCCCAGTTGGTCACAGCCTCTGTGCAATACCCGGCAAGGTGTGGATTGCCGTTGGCGTCGATGCCGGGAAGCAGGCCATAGCGGCCCATCGTCATGACTTCCATCGCAATGCGGCGATGCAAGCCATCCAGTGTCAGCCCGTCTGGCGTGGCTCGCTCGCGAAGCACTTCAAGGCGCGGCGACAGTTTGATTTCCGCAGCGTCGCCAAGCATGACGCCGACTGCGCCACGAACCGTTGGCGAAACCAATTCCGGAAATTCAGCCCGGTCGCGGTACGACGCATAAGCTGCCTTGCGCACATCAAGATTGGTAATGGCCTTGGTGCCGCTTTTCATCGGCAGATAGATTTCGCCGCGCGCCTTTACCTCGTCCTCGCCATCGAATGCGTCGCGCATCAACTGCCACGATTGCGCATATTTCAGGTAGGACGGATGGCGAATTGTGATGTCAAACGCCATCAGTAAAAGCCCGTTTCGATTTCAATGCCTTGAGATGCCGGGGCAACAAGCATGTCGAATGCCCGGCTCGCGGCGTCTGTCTGGTCTTTGTATTTGCCAACCGGGAACATGCTTATTTCCTCCAAGAAGTCCCGGTTCCAACTTCCCGCAACAAGTTTAACGTTTCCGGCCTCTGCTTGCGCCGCAAGCGGCAATGCCCGCGTCGCCTTGTCACCAGTTTCAGGCGACATGGTGTAAACATATCCGGCCAAGGCCCTGATCAACTCCTGCCCCCAAGACTTGCCAGCGGAGCCGGGGTCTTGCGGGATTGATCCAGGAACATCGCGCCCATCCTGGGACGCGGTATTGACCAGCATTTTCTTGACGCCAACCGGGTCAACCCGATCTCGGGTCACATTCTTGATGTAGAACAGCCCGTCCGAATCTCTGCCCATCAAGACGCCAGCGGTATATGCCGCAGTATCGCTCTTGGTCCCGGCCAAGTCCCATCCTCGCGCCCATTTGCAGGTCGCAGGAGCGGCCTGTACGACCCCGAACCACTCTTGCTTGAACATGCCGCCGCCGCGTGGCGATGGTCGCTGCTGCAACTGCCCCGCGCTGGCGTAACTGCCCATCGTCCGCTCAAGGTCGGAAACCTGTGTCTCCGGGAAGCGGTCATGGAATAGCAATTCGCCATCCGTCTGGCGTGGGTCGGTGAAAATCGGTGTCGTACATTTGCGGCCCGGCTCAAAGCGCATAGGCAGGCACAAATGGACGTAGCCAAGATCCTTATCCAGTATCACCCCGCTCGTGTCACGCTCATGCAGCCGCTGCATGATGACCACGATTGCCGATTTTTCGTTGTTAACCCGCGTCGGCAGAGCTTCTGTGAAGGTGATTTCCGCAGCCCTGAGCGCTGCGTCTGAATTAGCGTCGTCGGCGGATAGAGGGTCGTCAAGCTTTACCCTGTCGCCCCGTGAGCCAGTCATGCTGGTGAAGGCCATTGCCTCCACAAACCCTGTCTTGTCGTTTTCAAACTTCGTTTTCGCGTTCTGGTCCGTGACCAAATTTGTCGGCCAGCGGTCTTGATACCATTGCGACTGTATCAACCGGCGGCATTTCATGGCATCGCGCACGGCAAGGTCTTGCTTGTGCGCCGTGCCGATGTGCCGCATGTGTTTAAGCCCTCGCGGTCCCCATTCCCAAGCAGGCCAGATGACGCCGGTCAGAAGCGACTTCATCATGCCGGGCGGCACATTTATCAACAGTTTGTTGAATTGACCGTCCGTGACCGCCTGCAAGTGCTGGCATATTGCGTCAAGCGCCCACCCCCATTTCAGAGCGGTCGCAGGCTCCATGATATGCCACGCCATGCGGGCAAAGACTGCTAGGCTCCTGCGGCACCCCTCGCGCTCAATCTCTAGCCAGTCCGCTTCCCTCAAGGTCAGATGTTTCATCGGTCAGCTTCGCCGCCAATAGTTCGGCAAGGGCAGCATCGCTGAGCTTGCGGGGATCAATCGAAACAGATTGCTCAATCGGCCCGCCGTCGCGGCCCGTCACTTCCTGCTTATCGGCAAGCCCGAGGTCGCGCATGATGATGTTCGAGACCAGAAGCCCGGCAGATGCGCCCTCAAACTTCTGAGTGAATATCACGTCCTCGATCTTCTCTATGGCTTCCTTCAAATCTGCGCGGTTGTTTCGCCATTCGTACCACGTCTCCCGGTTTATCCCGAGGAACACGCTCAACGCGCGGATTGACATAGCGCGGAGCTTCGGCAATTCCTCGGTCTGGATTTCGCCATTTACCGAAAACGCCTTCATCTCCATAAGCGGATTGCCGGAAGCCCATTCGAAGTAATCAACACAGGCAGCCCAAAGCTCATCGCCGTTCGCAAAGAAAGGCTTGGTCTGAGGAGCCAGCCGCCAAAGCTCATTCCCGTTCTGGAAACGTGTTTTTATCGAATTTGGGGACTGTTCCATTTCGGCGGGATTCCTGTTGGTCCGCGCTGTGGAACGGTGATCTGTGATACATGATCGACAGGTTCCAGCCATGGCAGGAAATGCGACGTGTCTACAAATATTCCCAGACTACCTCGCACCCTGCATGGCGGGCGCAACTTTAACCTTGCGTGAAGGGCAACGAGTGTTACATATACGGCATCTAACCGGTGGGGTTCGCGCCATCGGATAAGCCGCTCGCAAGGGCGGCTTTCTCATTTCTGGAGTGTTCGCAGCTCTAGGCCGTCGCCAGATGCGGGGCGAACCTCTTGCATCAGGAACACTCCACCACAATTCGGAAATGCTTACGCACACGCGGTGCCCGAGGTTTTCCTGCAAGGGTTCCGTATCTGCTCTCCGAAGAGGTTCACCAGCCCGGCTTGCGCCGCGTTACTGACCCGGATTGCGCGAAATGTATTCCAACAAATATCATTCCGCAAGATTTAGTTTTGATAACCTCTCAATAGGGGCTGTCGCCTCCCGCCCGCCAAGAAGTGGTATGACAAAATGAGCAATGCCCGCATGTATGGCGGTGATTTCCACAGTCCAAGCCAGAGGCGATCCGGGGTCAAGTGTGGCCCGGTCGCCCGTGTTGATCCTGCGGCGCTCTGTTTCCCGATCACGGATGGCCTGCATATGCTCAGGCACTTGTGCCATTTCCATGATAGCCCGCTCCGGAATTGGTACTGGTACGCCGTTGCGGCTCACGACGCGCGTGACCTTGCCGCGCGATTCCTTGAACATCACATCCCAATTCGGTTCCTTGTCAAAGCGGGCAAAGAGATAACCTGGCACAATGGCGCGCTTGTATTTGATCTTGCGCCCGTCGCGACGCGGGGATGGCTTCCACGCCGCCTCTGTAGGGTGCCAGCACTCCGGTGCACCGTTCCGGGTGAGCCAAGCCGTAAGCGGCATCTCCATCTGCGGCGCGGTGCATAGAATGTACCATTCCGGCTCGCACTGGCGTCCGAATACCTTCCGGGTAAAATCCAGCGGCACTACTTGCCCGATATGAAACGTCATGTTCTGCCCATTCTCATTTTTTTGCCGCCAACGTGCCATGCTCGGCAGAATTGGCAGTGGTAGATATAGACGCGCTTATGCGAGCGGTTCATCTTGATCTTGGCAGCAAGCGCTACCGCCCATGTCATCGATTGCTTGCCTTGGCACGCTGATAAATAGGCGATATTGTCATTCATTCGCGCGTGCACGCATGGTTTATGTTGGGTTGCGGGCGGTTTTCCGTCGTCATTTCAACCCTACACAGGGCGAGGCTGACGGGTTTGCCTTTGACAATGCGTTGCTGATATTTGGGCTTGCGCTTGCTCATTTGAAAATCCCATCTGCCTGTACCTGCGGAATTGCGCTAAGTTGGCGCTGTAGCCTGTCCACCAGCCGCTGGATCTTGCTGACCTGTAGCCGCAGCACCGCGTTGTCGCGATCTATCCGCATGTGGCGGTTGCTGATGCGCAGCGCGGTGTTTGCGTCGATGAGGTTGGCGGTGATTTTGGCTGGCGTCATGCAAGGCTCCACATGCGGCGATTGCCGTTGCCTGTGGTGCATTTCTCGATTTCATATTTGGCCGCGCCCTCGTCTTTCAGAATGACAAGGGCGCTGTGAATACTTCCCTCTGAAATCACGAGCCGCCTAGAGATTTCGGCCACGCTTCTCGGCGTATCGCTGAGGCCGTTGCGGACCCGGTGAACCATTTGGCCGCTGACCTTCTTTGGGTCAGCCTTGACCTTTGGCTTTGAAATGCGCCCTTCCTTGGCACACAGCGCCATCCATCTTGCGGCCAGCTCAGCTTCTGTGAGCGGCTTGCCTTTGGGGCGGTCTGGCCGAGGCTTGGCAACGGGTCGTCCGAATTGGGCGGTAATGTAGCTCATTTTTCTGCCTCGTGAACACGTAGCCCGTGCATTATCGTTGTGTGGTCGCGGTTGAATGCTCTGGCGATCTGCGGCAGCGAATAGCCTCGATTGCGGCAAATCGAGTACCCGAGCATTCTGGCGCGGGATAAATCGTGGCCTCGTGCTGGCCCTGTCAGGTCGTCGATTGAATAATTGGTCGCCTGTGCCAATTCCGAGATGATGCCGAAAATCTGAGTATCAACGCAGTTTCTCCAAAGCGCGCGGGCCTCGGCCACCTCGTCAGGCTGGAGCCAGAAGTATTGCGCCTCAATCGTCATTTGGCTCTCCCACCATGCAATCACCCTTCAGGGCTTCGTCCACCGCCGCGTCGCGCATTTCCTGCGACCTCATGGGGAACATTTCG